ATGAGGGTATGGTACGTCATATGATACTCAACTCATTACGTATGTACAGATCAAAATTCTGTGATGAGTATGGTGAGTTGGTATTGTGTTATGACTCCAAACACTATTGGAGGCGTGACTATTATCCTCAATATAAAGCTGGTCGCAAGAAAGGTAGAGAGGAATCTAATCTTGATTGGGATGCTATCTTCACTTGTCTTAATGAGATCAAACAAGAGTTGAAGGATAACTTTCCCTACAAACATCTTGAAGTGTATGGTGCAGAGGCAGATGATATTATTGCTGCTCTATGTCTTGAACTTGAGTTTGATAATGGTAAGACGTTGATTTTGTCTGGTGATAAAGACTTTATTCAGTTGCAGAAATATACCAATGTATCACAATATAGTCCTATTACCAAGAAATTTGTTAATGGTGAAGACCCTGTACAATATCTCAAGGAACACATACTTAAAGGAGACTCCAGTGATGGTGTCCCTAATGTGTTATCACCAGATCATACTTTCACAGATGGTTTGCGACAAAGACCTCTCGGTAAAAAGAAGATAAATACGTTTATAGAAGGTGGTTTGCCTAATGATGAGGTAGAAAGAAACTACCAAAGGAATGAACGATTGATTGATCTAACCAAGAGTCCAGAAAACATATTTCACGATTGTCTGCAAGCATACAAAGATGCACCAGAGGGTGATCGTAGTAAACTACTAAATTACTTTACACAGAAGAGGTTACGTAGCCTCGTTGAATCCATAGGAGAATTTTAATTATGGCAATTGATACTTACACACCACTCTTTTCAGAGATTTTTGAGAAGGTTGGTAAACTGAAAACTAAGAAAGAGAAGGTCACGTATCTTCAGAATAATAATACTGATGCTCTACGTATGATTATTAAATCATCGTTTGATCCTAACATCAAGTGGTTACTACCAGAAGGTAGTGTTCCCTATGTTCCTAATGAAGCACCAGAGGGTACAGAACATACTTCTCTCGCTGGTGAGGCAAGAACTCTATACCACTACATTGAAGGTGGTAATCCTGCTCTTGCACAAAACAAACGTGAAGCGATGTTTGTGCAGTTATTGGAAGGTCTTCACGAAGATGAAGCAAAAATTCTTGTCGCTGCAAAGGATAAGAAACTTCACCAGAAGTACAAAGGTCTGTCTACTAATGTAGTTAAAGAGGCGTTCTTTTGGAATGATGAATTTAAAGTTATTGATGACGCTACTTATGATCAGGTGCCTGGGTCTGCTTCGGGGGCATAATGAGTGAATATCCAATTTGCAACAGTGAGCAATCTACCACGTTCTACACCAAACAGGCCTGCCCCTGTGGGGAACAGGTTTAGGCAAAGAACAATAGAAAAGAAAAGGGGAATTGATTGGTTACCTTATTCTGCTGGTTGTTTAGTATCTGCTGCAATGAAAGAACAGGATATTACAGATCGTTTTCATTTCAATGAAATTTGGTTTGAGAGATATCATCCTAGTGAATATAAAAATGATTTCTTAAATATAGACATGCTATGTCTAACAAATTTTCAATGGAATCAATCTTACAATGATGCTCTTGCTAAGAGTTATAAAGAGGTAAACCCTAAAGGGAAGGTCATTTATGGTGGAAATAATGTTCCAGAAAGTCAAGACATTGCCGAAGAATACATAAAAGAAAGACCCTTTTTGGATATGTGTTTTGTTGGTCAATCGGAACAGAACTTCATAAATTTCTTAAAAAACTATGATGATGATTGGTCTAAACAAGAGGGATCATATGGCAAAGATTGGTTTAGTGTAATTGAAGAAAAAACTAATTATATATCTGAAACATTACCCTCACCATATCTTGATGGGGTTTATGATTCCATATTAAATAAAGATAGATCACGTAGATTTATGGCTCATCTAGAAACTAATAGGGGTTGTCCCTTTAGGTGTGCATTTTGTGATTGGGGTTCAGCAACCAGAAGTAAGGTTGTAAAGTATAACGAAGAAAAGGTGTATGAAAATATTGATTGGTTATGGAATCCTGTTAACAAGATTATCCTAGTTGCAATCTTAGATGCAAATTTTGGTCTTAATGAAAGAGACATTACGATCCTAGAACACATCATTAAGACTAAACGCCGTTACAATAACAGATTAACTCATATTGTATTAACAGGTTTAGTTAAGAACAAAACTCCATATCTAGAAACTATCTATGAGATGATCTATAGTGAGTGGAAAAATTTTGATTACCCCAGCGTTAAATTTGGTATACAATCGCACTCTCCCGAAACATTGAAAACTATAAACAGAGAGAACATAAAGAATGAATTACTATATCCTCTATTCGATAGTTTGACTGCTAAGAAGTTACCTGTAATTACAGAAATAATTCTTGGGCTGCCGGGAGAAACAAAGGATAGTTGGTTAGAGACTTTAGAGATAGAACAGAAGTTAAATGTCTCTGAGACAAGAATATTTACCCTAGAGGTAATTGTAAACACTCCAATGAATAGTAAAGAATTTAAAGAGAAGAATGGTTTAAAAATTAAGAAGATACTTATGCCATTGGAGTATTATACGTTAGATGAAAAACTAATCTTTGAAGACCCCAACTATAAAGCAGATTGTGATTTTACTGATAAATTTGATTACCTAGAAAAAGTTTTTGTATATGAATGTAACTCATATACGAATGAAGATTTAATAGACATGTACATGTACTGGTGGTGGTGGTTAATTTTCTTTCACATTGGATTGTTGCGAGAGGACATTACATCACATGAATTGAAAATGTCTGATCAAATTAAATTGTTCTTCAGTAGTTTGGATACTATGCCGACATTGAAAAAAATATCTGAAGGTCATAGAAATCTGTTAAAAAAGGTCATCGGGCCAGAACCAGTAACTAAACTTTCCAACTATGCAGAATTTTTAGGTTCTCACGAACAAAACAGAACAGATGAACTCCTAGTCTTATATAATAATAGAGATGAGGTAGGTAAAGAATTGAAATCCATTTACCCAAATGTTGATACAGAAAAGTGGAGTAATCCCATAAAGAAAGGAATTGTATAGTGTTAATCGAAGATGACATTAAACTGGACTATTCGGATGTGTTGATACGTCCGAAGAGGTCAGAACTTACATCTCGTTTTGATGTAGAGATGAACAGAACCTATACCTTTAAGTGGTCTGGTAAAGAATGGACAGGTGTACCTATCATGTCATCCAACATGGATACGGTTGGAACATTTGAGATGCATGAAGAATTATCTCAATATGACATGGTAACGTGCATTGCAAGACAGCATAACACCAAGGGAGAGCTCTGGAATCATGCAGAGAAAAAAAATAAACTCTGTGTCATGTCTGGTATTTCTGATACTGAACTATCTGAGATAATTGGTGTATCTAATACATATCCCGACATTGCATTTGTAGGTTTGGATGTTGCAAACGGATACACAGTTAATTTTGTAGATGCAGTAAAACGATTAAGAGAACATTTACCGCACTCTACGATCATTGCTGGTAATGTGGTGACAGGAGACATGACTGCTGAGTTGATTCTATCTGGTGTTGATATCGTTAAGGTTGGTGTTGGGCCTGGTTCTGTATGTACTACTCGTATCAAGACAGGTATTGGGTATCCACAATTAAGTGCAGTCATGGAATGTGCAGATGCAGCACATGGACTCAATGCACATATCATTGCAGATGGTGGTTGTAATTCATCTGGTGATATTGTCAAGGCGTTTTCTGGTGGTGCCGACTTTGTTATGATAGGTGGTATACTTGCTGGTCATGATGAATGTGAGGGTGAATTAGTATTTGAAGATGATAACCCAGAACCCATAGGTATGCAGTTTTATGGTATGGCATCTCGTACTGCAATGGACAAACATGGACACTCTAATAGAGAGTATCGTGGAGAAGAGGGTAAGACTGTATCTGTTCCTTATCGTGGTGCGGTAAGGGATACCATAGTAGATATTCTAAGTGGAGTGCGAAGTGGATGTACATATGTTGGTGCAAAACGTCTAAAAGACCTACCAAAGTGTGCTACATTCGTTAGAGTTAATAGTACACACAATAAAGTGTATGAATAACCAGCCGTGATAGTGACATTTTTGCAACACTACAAAAAATAAATAAATGATCTATTGACAAATTCTTTTACGTATGGTATGATAAATCATAATCGGAAAGGAAAATAATGCTTCTAGAAATCACAGGTTCTACTAAGAAAGTCAGAAAACTGGTTGAGATCGCTGCATGGAATTATGCAGAGAGATTGATAGGTAAGAGACTTATGAAGACCCTTTATATTAAGATTGATTTGCATAGAAAACTCCTTAAAAACGATGGAATTGAAGGTTCATGCATATGGGATGAATGGGATGATTATAGTAAGACCCCTAGAGATTTCCATATTGAATTGGATTCTACGATTAATCTTAGAGATATACTAATCAACCTTGCCCATGAGATGGTTCATGTGAAACAGTGGGTTAAAGGTGAGATGTATGAATACGCTAATCCCAATGAAGTTAGGTGGATGAAGAAAAAGTATGACATGAATGACATGGACTACTATGACTATCCTTGGGAGATTGATGCGTTTGGTCGCCAGTTAGGACTGTTCGTGAGAATGTGTGAAGAAACTGGTAATGTTAATGATGAAATGATGGAGAATGTGTAATGAGTAAGATGAAAAATTGGATGATGGAAGAGGAAGAAAAGTTTTGGTCAACTGCATCAAGTGTATGTGGTGAGTCAGAATCATGTGCAGAATTTGTTTCTACTATGATGGCTAAACCAGAAGTTGAGTCGGTGATTGCTCTTAGTGGGACAGGATTTGATTCTGGACTTACCCCTTGGATTGACTCTAAAGAATTATTGGTTGAACAACTAGAGGACTCATGGGATGAGTTCTGGTCAAAATACATGTAGGAGAACGTATGACAATTCTAGAGACTATTCTCGCTGGACTTTTATTTTTAAGTCCAGCGTATGCTGATGCAAAACCAGAAACAAGACTACAAAAGGATTTAGATGCACAATGTCTTGCATTGAATATGTATCATGAGGCAAGAAACCAAGGTAGTGCTGGTTTACTTGCAGTATCCTCTGTTGTTCTAAACAGAGTGAAAGACAAGAGATTTCCTAATACGATATGTGAGGTCATTGAACAAGGGCCCACTAGAGAATCATGGAAGACTAGACAAACACCCGATCCTACGGATGCGGTGTTTTATCCTATTAAAAATAGGTGTCAGTTCAGTTGGTACTGTGACGGTAAAAGTGATGTACCAAAACAAGAAAAAACTTATAAAAGGTTATTGACAATTGCAAACTCAATAGTGTATAATAAGTTTGATTTTGTTGATATAACAGATGGTGCTTTGTTTTACCATGCAGATTATGTAACACCAGCATGGGCAAAGACTAAAATTAAAACGGTGGAAATACAAGACCACATATTTTATAGATGGGAAATTAAATGACATTTGATGAATATCAGAAACAATCTAAAGAGACTGCAATTTATGAACATCCAATCATATATCCAACACTAGGTTTGTGTGGGGAATCTGGAGAGGTCGCAGAGAAAGTAAAGAAACACTTGAGAGATGGAGCATCACTTGACGAATTGAAAAAGGAGTTGGGGGATGTTCTTTGGTATATATCTGCAATTGCATCTGATCTGAAGTTGTCACTGGATGACATTGCAGAAACTAACATAAGTAAGTTGACATCTAGATTAGAACGTGGTAAGATACAAGGGAGTGGAGATAATAGATGAATATATTTTATGTAGATCGTGACCCTGTAGTTTCAGCACAAATGATGTGTGATAAACACGTTGTTAAAATGATACTAGAGTCTGCACAGATGTTATCTACTGCCCATCGTGTTCTAGATGGTAATGAATATGCAGATAAAGAGGGACTTTACAAGATAGCGCATAAGAACCATCCTAGTACAATATGGGTTCGTTCAAGTGTGCATAATTATATGTGGTTATATGTACACATGACTGCTCTTATGGATGAATATACCTATCGTTATGGTAAACATCATGCAACAGAACGACTATTGCAACCCTTAAAGCATTGTCCCAAGTCTATTCCTACAATAGATTTTACTGACCCCCCTCAATGTATGCCCGATCATTGCAAAAGTGATGACACTGTGCAGAGTTATCAGACTTACTATATATTAGAGAAGTCAGACTTTGCAACTTGGAAACGTAGAGAAGTACCGAGGTGGTGGAATGGAACAAAGGGAACCTTATTGGGATTACATGGGACGCAGACTGCGTGAAGAAAACTCTAAACAAAGGGGGAAAATGAGTATGGATGATATGTGGAAAAGAGAAATTGCAGAGATGCAAAGTAATGTACATACATTACAGGTGAGGGTTAAAACTCTCACGGAAAGAGTTCATGAATTAACTCAAAAGGTGACTTCGCTTGGGGGTGATCCTCAACAATTAGAAATGGAATTTAAGGATGTTACCAGATAATACTTTTGCAATGATAATAGGAGTTGCAGTGATAGGATTAGTCTTATATGGATTTGTCCAGTTAGGTGGGGGATTAAATTAATGCCGACATATACTTTTATAGATGATGCTATTGATGGTGGATGGGAATGGGATGAATTCATGTCCATATCAGAAAAAGAAAAATTTCTTAAAGAGAACAAACAAATCAGACAAGTCATTAAACCTGTTGCACTTGCAGGCGATCACCTTATGGGTGTTGGCCCAAAGGTAGATGGTGGTTTTACTGAGAATATGCAAAGGATAGCAGCAGCACATCCAGGCAGTGCTCTTGCAGATAGATTTGGTGGTAGTACACAATCACACCAAGAAATCAAAACTCGCAATGCTATTAATAAACATGCTGAAAAAGTTAAAAGAGATGGTTGGTCTGCGAACAAGGGAAAAACCATGAAAGATAAATAAATATGGTGCGAGCGAGAGAACATACTTCAGCAAGGGATGTACTACATCTACGCAAGCTGGGAAGTCAATCCGCTCATGCATCAGAGGGGGGAATTGGTGCCCCCGCCTTTCCCCCCTCACGTAATTTGTAATTTGGAAGAAGAACTATGGCATCAAAAAAAAGTAAAGAAATCAATCATAACAATCTAACCACGATTAAAGGTATCACCGATAGTCAGAAGGTGGTCTTCAATACTTGGAAGAAGGGACAGAACCAGTTTCTTTTTGGTTGTGCTGGTACAGGTAAAACCTTTATCTCATTATACCTAGCATTTAATGATGTGTTTGATCTAAAAAAACCATATGATAGGGTTGTACTTGTCCGTTCACTCATTCCTACCAGAGAGATTGGATTTCTGCCTGGTGATGAGGAAGACAAAGCAGCATTGTATCAAGTCCCATATCAGAACATGGTACAATTTATGTTTGAACAACCTAATGAACAGGCATTTAATAATCTGTATGACAGACTTAAAGGACAAGGTAGTTTATTCTTTTTGTCAACATCATTTCTTAGAGGTTTAACATTTGACAATAGTATTATCATAGTAGATGAGTGTCAAAACTTAAACTTTCATGAACTAGACACAATCATTACAAGGGTCGGACAGGACTCCAAGATCGTGTTCTGTGGTGACTTTGACCAAACTGATTTACTAAAACAAAATGAGAAAAATGGTTTACATGATTTCCTTCGTATCCTAGAGGAAATGGAAGAGTTTAACGTAACTGAGTTTACATTGGGTGACATTGTACGATCTGGTTTTGTTCGCAGTTACCTTATCAACAAAACTAAATTAGGAATAGGAATGGAATAATGCAATGGATTTGCCCAGATTGCGGTCACATACATGAAGGTGATGAACCGCCAACAGAGGATTGCCCTATATGTGGTGCTCCCGCTGAAGATTATGAAAAGGAAGAATAATGGATTTAGATCAATTAAGAGAAGAACTCACAGAGGATGAGGGATGCAAGTATGAAATATATTTGGATCATCTTGGTTACCCAACTTTTGGTATTGGCCATTTGGTTAGGGACGATGACCCCGAACATGGTGAAGAGGTCGGAACCCCTGTCTCTGAAGATAGAGTCATTGCTGCCTTCGAGTCGGATATCGAAACAGTCCTGTCAGACTGCAACAAGTTATACTCAGACTTTGAAGATTTGCCAGAAGAGGCTCAACTCATCATCGCCAATATGATGTTCAATTTGGGCTACCCAAGATTGTCTGCATTTAAGGGTATGAAGAGAGGCGTGGACTCAAGAAATTGGGATGCGGCCGCAGATGAAATGGTGGATAGCAGATGGTACAATCAAGTAACCAATCGAGCGAACAGATTAGTTGAAAGGATGCGTTCTATAGGATGATTGATGCGATAAGCCCGACTCCTTCTGTGTCGGTATATTATGAAAACAGAATAAGTTATGAACAGAAATGGGGGATGAATGGAAGAACTATGTCCATTACAGAATCCCCCCATATAGTCTACGAT